TACTGTTCCAACTGCACTATCATTCAAGAATGCTTGACGATAGGGTGAAACGAATGCAACTGCGTCTTTTCTTGCTTCAGCAACAGCAATTACTTTTTCAGCAACTGCTTGAGATTGCTCTTTTGGATGGTGAGCAGCACCCATTAGAATGAAGTCTACTTCAACTTCCTCTGTATTTTCAAATAATCCATAACCAGTAATTAAATCATCTACACCTGAGTTAAGTGCACCAGTTGTAGTATAATCTGTTTGTCCACCGTAGTTTGTTCCACCTGCTAGTGAATTTGTTACAACACCAGAAGCACCGAAGTTAACTCCATTTGCATCTTGATCCCAACCACTATCAGCATCTAATGTGTTAGTTGCAGATGTACTATATCCAGTAGTTGTGATACCAGCAGGAGCACTTCCACCGTAAATATACGCAGAGTTTGTTGCAAGATACTTTCTCCAGTATGCTGTTGAACCTACTGAGTACTCAGCATCTTTTGCCTTAGAGAGACTTAGATGTTTTTCAAGAATTGTACCAGCATTACCTGTAATTTCTCCTTTATCGTCAATAACAACAATGTGAACTTCATCAAAACGACCACCTCTAGAAGCAGCGTAAGATGAGGTACCAGGTGCATCTGCCAATGCATCCCACTCTAACTTAGTAGGATTACCATTTGCATCTGTTGTTGTAAGTACAATGTTTTGTTGCTCAAACCAGTCTTGTTGTTGAGTATAACTCTTAGATTGACCTGTCGCTGTAACTGCTTGTCCAGCTGTTGTTAATCCAACTATGCCAGTTGCATTAAAATTGTAAACACCACCATTTTGATAACTGACATTTGTTTCTGTTCCACCAGCGGATACGTGTGAAATAACCTTAACTTCAATAGTTGTAGCTGAACCACCTGTTACGATACCCTTGATATAACCATCAAGTACGCTAGTTCCTGCAGAACCAGCAACGATTCTACCAACAGCAGTTTGTGTAACAGCAGTTCCAACTGTAACGTTACCAGAAGCAACAGTTAATATTTGGTCTGCTTTTGCGTCTATTATTGAAACTCTTATTCCATTTGCATAACTACCAGGTGTTTTAGCAGCAATCGTTACACCTGTAATAGTGTTATCATCATAACCTAATTGGTTGTAATGAGTCTCGCTCTTAATTCTTATGCTACTTGCTGTTCCTACAAATGCATTTTTTAAACCAACACCTGTTGCAGTGTTGAAATCATCTGCACGAACAACTTGCATTGTTCCACCATATGCTAGATATGAGGATGCAACCATCCAGTATTCGTAATGCTTGTCTACTGAATAAGGTTGTCCAAAAGTTTGTAATAGATCCTCCTCACTCTCAATGAGTTGTGGTTCCTCCACAGGTCCTTTAGTAAATGGGGCAACTAACGCACCGATAGATCCACTAGTAGGATCTACTCTTCCGATGGTTAGGTCAACCTCTCTAACTACGATACCAGGAGATGCTAAATTTAGAGGCATCTTGTATTCTCCAATCTCAGGATATTTTTATAAAATTATTTATTAAAACCATCATTTTCATTAGGGAAACAGTGCATGAACTACCAATCAGGGTATTCCCACTTGTTACTTATCTTCTTTTTTGATTTTTTTACTCTTAGAATTGTACAAGTTTTACATTCATATGAATATGATGATTGAATACTTTTATTCTTTCTTATTAAATAAAATCCATCAATTAATTCCTTGACTTTACCACAAACACGACACCTTCTTTCTGTAAATACAAAATGACTTTCTTCTAGTTGTTCATCAAAATCCATTATAGAACTTGAATGACACCATTACAATCAGGAATATCTTGCATTATTTTATTCTCTATACCTTGTTTTAGTGTCATAGCACTCATCGCACAACTTGTACAAGCACCTCCTAATCTGACTTTAACATAGTTTGTACCCTCTTCTATCTCTACAAATTCTACAAATCCTCCATCTGCTTCAATATATGGAGAAATTTCAGATAGAGATTTAGTTACATTACTTTCATTTAAGTCCATTACATTCCATTCCAGAAAGTATCACCAACAGGTTGTAAGTTTCTTGATATAATATATAAACCCACATTACATGCAAACCAATTAATATTGATTATCCAAGTTTGTCTCCATAGATACTTCCTATTAGTTTGAACAATGAACATATTTCTTTCATTCATTGATGAATCAACAGATAAGGGTCTGAACTTAAGAACTTGTTCTAGACCTAATGCAACTACAAATCCAATTGCATAGATGTAAAAAGCAAAGTTAAGAAGACTTGAGCTGAAAAGTAAAAAAGATAGCATTACATATAATCCCACATATAGGATCTGTCACCGTATTCATCAGTATGCCATAAATCTCCGTCTTTGTCAACAAATGTATTGTCATCCATACCATCAGACATAAATCCGAAAGGTGCCATATCCTGCTCTATTTGATTCTTCTGTTCCTCATATATTCTCTTTCTTACATCATTATCCGTCATTTCTTTAAAATAATCCTGTGCAACTAACCAAGCAAATATAACCAAACACATTGCTAGGTCATCATTACATCCCTCTTCTGCTTCAAAAGAGTTGTGTTTTTGTGAGAAAGTAGTTAATTCAGATATAATATCATAGTCAATAATAAGTATCTTATCATCTTCTAACAGTGTTTTAAGATTTGAACAACCTAATTTTTTAACTGCTTGTGTAGTTCTGACTCCTAATTGTGATCTTTTACCACTAAATCCAGCACCAACAACCTGACCTGCCCGCCCTCTCTGTGAACACATTAGTAAATTATCATACTCTAGGTCATAGTTAAGTATGGATGCAACTTGGTCTCCAATATCATTTACTTCACACAATATGAATGCTTTATTATATGCTTTTCCAACATCATCAATAATACTAGGAAATAGCATCGGTTTGATTTCATTATTTCGATACTTTGCGACTGCTTTATATGGAAAGTTGGTAATATCAAAAACTATAAATGCAGAGTAATCATTTCCCAATCCACGAGCAACATCAACTGTAATTAAGTAATTGTGATCCTTCATAGGAATTTCGTATACATCCAAACCTGCATTTTTTTGTATTGGATTCTCATATACTAAATTTTTTAATTTTGATGTACTAATTAATGTATTAACAGATCCTAAAAATTCACATTCAAATTCAACTTTAAATTGTTGCTCTGAAGTGTTAGCGATTGTTTGTTCTTTCCAAGTTTCATCACGACCAGGAACTTCAGACCAATGAACTTCGGTTGGTATATACTCATTTTTATTTCTTTCGGCATCATGCCACATACGATAAAAATGATTCATACCTCTTGGGGTAGAAACAATTATGACTTTTGATTTTTGACCAGAACTAATAGTAGGATATACAGAAGCAAAAAAGTCGTCGGCAATATGATTTGGTATAAAGGCGAACTCGTCAAGAAAAATAACATTATAAGAACCACCACGAACGGCTGAAGATGACGTAGAGTTCGCTGATATTTTTGAACCATTTTCTAATTCTAAAGATCCTTTATTCCATGATATTATACCTTGTTGCATCCACCTTGGCAAATTTTCATATGCAAGTTGTAATCTACCTAATAAATCTCTGGCAGTGGATGCCTTGTTCGCCAATATAGCAATATTGATATTATCATTAAAAACTGCGTAATGTAAGAGATAAGATACAACTGTAGTGGATTTACCCGTCTGCCGAGGCATCTTACAGATGTTAAAACGGTTTTCATGGAAATTACTTATTAGTTTTTTCTGGAAAGGATACATCCTAAATGGAACTAATCCTTCATCAATCGATACAATTTTGATATGTTTGTTTGCAAAATATACAGGATCTTCTTTACATCTCATAAACTCAAGAATATTTTCTTGAGAAAATTCAATAGGAGTATTTGCTTTTTTTAAATTGGGATTACCAAGATAAACTTCACTCATAATGTAAAATTAAATTTTTAGCTTATTGTGTATCCTACAGCTGCACCTAATACAGCAGCATTTGCTGCGAAAATTGCTTCAGTTGATTTTTTCTCTACAACTTCTACAGAGTTACCTGGTAATGTAAAAGTTCCAATTGTCGTAGATCCTCCAACTGAATCAATGACAGTGACTAATCTTGCAGTGCCACCATTATTAATAAGACGAACTGCTGTAGCACTACCAAAGGTGGATGCACCTGCAGCATCTGTGCCACACGCTGCTTCAGTACCTTTAATTAATGTGATCATTATTCTAAACTTTTATTGACTATTTATGCTGTTTTTATATTCTTGTTAGTTTTCTTCTTTACTAATGGTATACCTGTTTCCCTTTTGAATTCACTTTTTTCAAGTTCAATATCTTCCTTAGATTTAATTCTATCATATAAACCTTCATATTTGCCATAACTTTTACCAAAAGTTTCCTTTGGTGTCCATTGCTCTGTAAACTGTTTAAATGTTTTCATCAGCAATTCCACCTTCTAAGTGCCTTGTTGATTCTTGAATCAGGATCTCTTCTTGTCTTAGCAGAAGTTAGTTTTTTCTTCATTCCTTTCATTCTTCTACAGAATGATAATCTTCTCTTCGCAGATTTAGAACCTTTCTTTAATTTAGATGGTTTGGTTGTTACAGCAGTTTGTAATTTAGAACCAGGATTCTCACGACGATATGCCTTGACTGCTTTTTTACTCAATCCGTCAGTTTTATCTTTACGATTTTCTTTTTGCCAATCTTCATCCAATTCATCTCTCCAGTTCGACATACTTTCTTTCAGTGGTTTTGCTTTGATTATATCAACAGTTTCAATTTCTGTAAACTTGATATCATCAACATTCCAATCCTGAATAACTAATTCACTTTCTATTGCAGTCTCTTCATTTTTCAATTCTTTGTTTGTTAAAGTGCTGACTGTGCCATCTTTATTAGTCTTTCTTCTCCTAGCAAGTTCTAATGCATACTTATTTTGAGTTTCTTGACTTGCTCCTCCCCCTGCTTTTGCAGTGTCGTGCATATCTTTGTTTAATTTCTTAAAATCTTTATCACTCATATCTTCATTCACTGCTTTTTCTAAATCATCTGCCTGTTTTGCGTGTGTTTTAGAACCATCTCTTAGTTTCTTTACTAATTTTTTAACATGTGGTACATCTTTTTTATCTAATACTTCAGGTAAGTAATCTTCTTTTTTCACTTTCACAAGATTTGTAGCAATCGCATACTTGACATTTTTATCACCATAGCGATCTTTCATTTCTTTATCACTGATAGCATCAGCAATTTCATCACGTTTTTTAATCTGTGACTTAGTTAAAGTTGCTTCAGTTTTCAAACCATAAATGTTTTTATTTTTATTTAATGGTGATGCTTTGAAAGGAGAACCTGTGAATCTACTTGGTGTGTATTGTTTATAAGACTCACCACTTTTTTTAACTATTCCACCATCTTTATCACGGAATGGAGGAACTACATTCGTTCCTTTATATTTGACTTTTTTAGGACCACCTTTAAGTTGTCTATCTGCTACATACTTTTCTACATCTTTTTCAATTTTAGCATCACTTCTTTGTTTCATAATTTGTCTTGCTTTACTGATTATTGGTGGTAATACCGCAGCTCCTACTGCAACAGCAGCTGCAGTTTTAGGATTTGCTTTTGTTATATTAAGTGCTGCCTTTCCTAATCCTTTCGCAGATACAAATGGTTTTTTAAATTTTGTTGCACCTACACCAAATCTCCTATTTACAAATCCTGCGATACCACCTCTTCTTGTAAAAGTTTTAAAAGTATTTGGTGATTTTGAATAATCTGTAAAATCTAATCCACCTTTTTTATTTAAAGCAGGATCAACTTTTTGTTTTTTAAATGATGGATTATCAGTATTACCAAATTTAGGCATTTCTGGTTCTTTTTTCTCTCCCATATAAGCAGTGCCATCTCCACCAGTCATCATTTTTCTTACCCTAGCAGGAACTGTCTTCTCATTGTTCTGATATACAACAGCAGGACCGTAATTAGTATTCTTTAATTTTGTCTTTTCTTGTAGTTCAGAAGAAGTATCTTTTACTTCTTCTTCTTGGACTTTTTTACGCAGTTTGGATACCTCTTACCAAACATTGTTTTCATTCCTTTCTTTTCATAACCTGCCCAACACTTCTCATCTAAAGTTGATCTC